GTCAGGCAGCAGCGCAGGGGAACCGTCCGTCGTGGCGTTCACAACCCACGACGTTTCAAGCCACGGCCAGCGAAGCTCGTTGGCTGTGGTTTGTTGGAATGCTTCCAGCAAATATTGGTCTAGGAGCGCGTCTCCCAAATCTTCTTTGTCTAGGTCAAGTTGTGCGCGGACTGCTGTTCTGAGTTCTTCTACGTTCATTCGTTCTCGCTCCGCCCGCAGCCGACACACAACGGCGTTGCCGTGTTGCGACTGCTTTTTGTTGACCACGCCATGCAAGTGTTTGCTTTACCTGAGCAACGGTTTGTCCGCGGGTTGTGGTAGGGCGCGGAAGAGTATGACTGCGAATGTTCCGAATGTTGAAGACCGAACGTCAGTTCAGCGTCGGGTCCGCCGTTAACTAGCTCTATTCCCAAGTCAAGTTTACTCATACGCTTATAGCTCCTTTTGTCCCCCATGAACGCAAAAAGAGGGGACGCTGCTTTCGCAACACCCCCTCTTTTCGTTGTGTTTAACCGAAAACTTCAGTTACAGGTCACGGCGTTGTTGCACCAAAACCAGTAAGTTTAAAGTTTTTGCGACGGTCGTTGACCGTCACGTTACCGACCGCTGTGATGACCGCGTAACGGGCATCAGTGAACGTTGCCGCACCCGACGTGGCGTGAGCCGAGTCGATTGGGCTGTCAGTGAACTTGGACTGCTTAAACCAGCGGTCCTTGTGGCCCACCAGAGTCAGCGTGTCAGCGTTGATGCCGATAACCGAACCTTCTTGAGCGGCCTTGTCCCAGTAGAACGGGACGCCCTTGAACAGAAGGTTAGTGAACCCGATGCTGCCAGTCTTGTCCTTCATTTGGAAACGCATGTTTGGCGTCAAGCCAAGCTCATACATTTCGAAGGTCGCCTGGTCACCGAGCAGTGCGGTAACAACATCGTTGCCGTCACTAGCCGAGTTGTACAGGTTGGTGAGGATAGCCTGCAGGGTAGCGAAGTCAGCGGTTTCATCCGTTGCGTCGTAAACCTGTGACTTCCAAAGCGGCTCGTTGGCAGGATCAATCTCGCCGCAAACGGCAACATCGTCAATGATGTCATAGATTGAAGTCCAGCCGCCAGCCTCAACACCGAGAAGCTGGTCATTGACAAGCTTTTGCAAGCTGGTTTCCGACTGCTTCACACGGGCCTTCAGGAGGTTAAGAATTGCTTCCTTACCATTGTTTTTCAGTTCTTCCATGCCTGAAATCGCGATGGAAGTAATGATCTGCTTCCAATCAAACTTTGCGACCTCAATGCCACCCTGCGGGGTGATGGGGAACTGTGCCCACTCGGCCAGGTTGCCAGTGTCGTCGTTGTCAGCAACCAGAAGGTGCTCAACGATTTGCTCTCCACCAGAAAGCATGCGGGTACGCTGCTTTTCCATGAGGAGCCACGACAGAACGTGCTTGTTGAACACGTTGTCAACGAGCTGTCCACGGTAGTTGTCTAGTGTTACATTCAGATAGGACGCATGTGCGTCAGCGGCCGTAGCCATAATAAATCACACCTCTCAAAAGGCTAGAAGGGACTATCCGACGCCCAAGCAGCCTCCGCTGCCTCTTCGAACGTCGAATATTTGATTGGGGAAGAAGCGGTAGACCCTGCACCAATCCCATTCCCTGAAGAAATTGCTTGCGAAGCCGCCTGAGCGCCAGCCTGACGGCTCGCAACCTCGGCAGCCTGCGCAGCCGTCGCCTGCTGTGCAGCCGACTGCTGAGCAAACACTTGCTCAAACTTCATGGTCTGGAACACTTGCTCCAACCCAGCCGCAGTTTCGACTCCACGATTAATCGCTTCCTCAAAAACTTCGTTGGCGTTGAATGCGTCTCCATACTTCGCTTGCAGACGGTCAACGGTCTCATCCAATTCGATACCTGCACGCCACTCCCTCAACTCCTGCAACTGCCGTTCCATGGGGTGTTGGTCATAACGCTCGTCGTACTCCGAGTGCGCAGATGCCTCTGCGACCCCTTGTGCGGCGGCTTGGCCGTATCGGTTGTTAATGAGCTGCAACGCTTCTTGCCGTGTCGCGGGATTCTCCAACGCCTGCTGGAGAGCGCGAGCGCCCGAAACTTCTTGCATCCCCTGCGTGAACGCCTGTTGGCGCTGATATCCCGCAAGGGCCTCCTTGACAGAAACCTGCTGTTCCTCGCCATTGACGCTTACGGTCGCCATTTGGCTACCGTATTCGTCAACATTGAATACAACAGGTTCTTCTACTGCGCCCTCAATCTCCGCTTGTCCATCTTCTACGGGTGCTTCGAAATCGGGTTCGACGGCTGCCTCATCAATCGAAATTGATTCGCTGCCGTCCTGTGAGGCGGAAAAACCGCCAACGTTTTCACTTGACATTATGGTGAGAGTTCCTTTTCGTAGATTGTTCTCACCTATAAGACTTTTTTGTCCCCCATCAGCCCCTTGTGAGCGTCGGGGACGGCTCAATGTTCAACCTGTTCGCCAACTCTGCAGGAATACCTGCGATTGGCGAACCGTCATCCATTGCCATCATGTCATCAAAACCGAGCGGCATCTCTCCACCCATCATGCCACCATCCATAGGCATCCCAGGAGGCATACCCATCCCAGGAGGCCCACCCGCGGGAGGCCCACCCGCAGGAGGCATCATCCCGCCATCCATAGGCGGCTGACCCATCGGCTCCTCCTCAGGCATCATTTCCTCGCCGCCCTCCTGCTGCTCCTGCGTCATAAACGAACCAGGATCTTTCACACCAAAATCAAGCAACAACTTGCGGGCCACAGCCCTCGGGTCAACAACCTGCATGTCAACCAAAGGCAACATCGCATCAGAGAACTGCAACGCGCTTTGACGACGCGACGACTCGTTCTGAGGAGACGTAGAACCCCCCTCAACCTCAAAATCGAAACGGCCAGCAATCGTGTCCTTGTCGTAATCCAACCAAATCGGACTAGCGTTAGTGCCCACAACCCTAATCACATGCTCACCAGTCATAAACTGTTGCATCAACTGGATAAGACGCTCACCCACCTGAGCTAAAACGTCCTCAACACGGGCCAACTTGTCAGCCGAACGAGCATTCGACTGATCTTGAATCATCGCCGCCTCGGTGGCAGTACGACGAATAGCAGTCTGACTGAAATCCGAGACACCCGTCACATCGTCAATGTCGCGGTCAATCACATCAGACATGTTGTAAGCGTCCGCGCTAATCGTGTGCGTCGGCATCAACTGGACCGCCTCAGCAAGACTGTACTGGGCGTTCACCTTAACAATCGTCCCGTCCTCATCGGACTCCAACGCCTCCCAAGCATCAGAGTCCAAAGCGTCCTCCATCGCAAGATACTTGCGTTGATTGCCGCGACGGTGCTGCATCTGCTCAGTACGAGTCTTATTCAACTCGTGCTGCAAAGCCTCAATGGACTCCAAATCACCCATCGGATAAAACTTGTCAGGAACATCATAATTACGCATCATCACATACGGATGACCAAACGAATAAGGCATCTGGACAGGAGCGATCAAAAAACCGTCCTCATAACCATCCAAAATGGTGCAAACAGTGTTTTCACGCAGATCGTAAAACTCCCACACCTCACAGAAACCCTTAGAGTTACCGTTCGGTGCAGGATTGTCAGCACTGTTGTCATTCAACCAGCGATCCCCGACCGTCCCCTTGGCTTTCGTGCGGTGAGAAGCAATATAACGGGAATCGACACGGACGTCAGCGACAGGACGACGAACCCTCTGAGCAATCCAACGGGCATCACTCAAACGTCGGGCATCAGGGTCAACAAACATGTCAAACATTGAAATGCGTTCAACAAACGCCCTTTCAACATCGTGATCATATTTTTCATGCTCCACGTTCCCAGGAACATCAGGACGATCATCGACGCCGTCCTCCGTGGACGGATCTAACGGCTCGCCGTCCTCGGGAGGCGTTTTCACTTCCGCAGGCTTCACAAACTTGTAACCGACTTTCAACCATCCGTGACCGACAGTCAAACTGTCATCAACGACTAGACGAAACTCGGTTTTGTAACGGTACGTCCGCCACAGGTAGTTGAGAATTTCTTCAGTCAACAACGCCTGCGCAGCCTTATCGGGCTGCTGGGCTTGAACAATAAACTTGGGGTTTCGGACAGCGACCGAGGGGGCGATCACATTCTTCGCTTTGAACGCACGGTTGACAACCATCTGGTCGTCGGTAGACAGCCCAGTGTAATGGTTGCCTTCATAAAGGTTGATCATCCGTTCCCATTTGCCTTCGCGGTCGCCGTCCTGACGCCACTTTTTTGAACGGGTCAATTCGCCCTGGTACCGTTTAAGAACGTCTGCTCTGGATCGTCGCGCCATTTTCAGCCTGCTTTAAATCAATTCGGCCCGCTGGGGCACAAGTTCTACGTCGTTGCCTTTAGACCGTGCTTCCGCAATCATTCGGTCCTGGCCTTCCTTTACCGTCATTTTGTTGAACTGGCCGCGCGTGTACGACCCG